TATTATCTCTATTACTCTATGGCTGCCTACGATCTTGTCTCAACCGCTAACGTAAAATCATTTCTGGATATTCAAACCACTTCTTGGGATACAATCATTGGTACGCTTATTACAAGTTGTAGTATATGGATAGAAAACTATTGCGGTGGAATAAGGTTTAAGAATAGTGGTTCTGATATCACGGAATACCTCAGTGGAGATCCATTTGCTGAGGGAAATACGTCTATATTCCTTTCAAACATACCAGTAATAAGCATTACGAGCATCGCTTGGTCTAGCGGTTCGCTTAGTTCGCCGACCTGGACAAACTACAGTGCAGCTACCGACTATGTGGTAAATACCTCGACAGGAGAAGTGAAGTTTTCTTCATTGCCAGTTGGTAGTCAAAATATAAAGGTTGTTTACCAGGGAGGTTATGCAACCATTCCTGAAGACTTACAGCTAGCGTGCCTAGAGTTAGTCGCACGTGTTTTCAATAAGCGGAAATCATACGGTGTATCGAATGAGTCAGTTGGAGGTGCAAGTGTGACCTGGGAAAAAGAGTTAGAAGTTGATCTCAGGAAGACTCTTAACCGCTACAGGAACTATGCTATTTAGATACAACTACACAACACCTGTCACAGTTAAAAGAAACACCTATACAGGTGACAAATCTACCTACGTCACGCAATCAGACACGGTGTATGGCTATTTCGCTCCTACAGGAACAAATGAAAACATAGGAGCGCAAGGTATTATAAGCCAATCCTACCAATTTATTACTGATGGTGTACAGGACATACGAGCTAATGATCGTCTAGTTATCAGTACAGTCGAATACGGTGTGAAAGGTATACAGCGGTTTACCCAGCTATCACAGGATGTCCTCATTTGTACACTCAACAAAAGCGTTAATAAATAGTGTATGGCAGTTGAATTAAAAATGGAGATTCAAGGATTAGACAAGTTGCAAAAGATGTTTAAGCAATCTCCTAAAATTGCAACGACCAATCTTGATAGAGCAATAAAGCAATCAGTACTTACATTGCTAGCAAACGCAAGAATAGCAGCCCCTGTTGACCAGGGCTTTCTCAGAAACTCTGGTATGGTGACCAGCTTTTCAGTTTTAAAGGGGTTACTTCAGAACAAGGCTCCATATGCTCTCTATACCCATGAAGGAACTCGTCCCCACTACGTACCAATTGCTGCAATTAAAGGCTGGGCCGATAGACATGGGATTCCTCCATTCCTCGTACAGAGGTCAATTATGAGGAAGGGGACTAAGGCTAGGCCTTTCTTTAGGAATTCAATTGAAGCATCACAAGAAGCAATAGATCACTACTTCAAGGCTGCAACGGACAACATCATTAAAGAACTCTCTCAATAATATGTCTTTCAATTCATTCAGAACAGCTATAATGACGAAATTAGGTACTATTACCCAACTCGCCTTCGTGGACGATAAACATCACACAGATATAACTGGGTATCCTGCCGCAACATTTGAGCCTGTAAGGTTGGGTAATGAGTTCTATACCAGCTCTGACAATAAAAGACAGTACCAGTTCACAATTCTTGTTCATCAGGAGATGGACACTATAGGTCGTGATGAGGCAGTACGAATTCTAGACTCTGCGGTTGATGCTATTAAAAGTGCATTCGATACAGACTATACATTGGGAGGTGCAGTAGACTACATGGACCCTATTACTGTGGATTTCGGGGAATACGAAGAGGGTAACGCTAGTGTAAAGGTAGCCATTATTCGAGTTGCAGGTACAGTTGAAGAACAGGTAACTACATAGCTACACTATTCCTATTTTGTATAGTACATGTATACTTTATGTGTACATGAAAACTTATGGCAAAATCTAAGGAAAACAACGCAAAAGAAGAGGTGCAAACACTCATTGAGTACAACTTCCCAGCATATGAAGTGACTGTACTTGCGACCGATCTACGAGATGCAGAGAACCAGCTGCAGGCTCTTATTAAAAATAATTCTAAATAACTATGGCTAAGCAAATTGGTCGTCAAGCGTCGATCGGTATTGGTAAAGAATCTGTTCGGGGAACAGCAGTTGCACCTTCATATTGGGTGCCATGGATGACTCCTACAAATGTAGACGACAAAGTCGCTACTATTGTTAACGAGACTTCATTGGCAAGATTAGAGGCATCTGATGGCCAGGCAGTTACCCGCACATTCGCTGAAATGGGTTGGGATACAAAAATGAAAGATAGTCATATTGGCCTAATCCTATTGTCTCTGTTTGGAACTGTTAGCTCAGTTGCAAAGAGTGCACCTAATGCAGCTGTATATGACCATACCTTTAGCGTACTGCAGTCGGTTCAGCATCCGTCTCTAACACTGGCATATAAGGACCAAAATGTTGATTTGCGTTTCGCAAATGCTGTAGTAAATACCTTTAAGATAAAATACGAGCGGGAAAGCTACATTACATACTCTTTGAGTACGTATTCAAAGCCATCTGCATCTTCTTCTAATACCGTTGCCCACACACAAGAGAACGATTTTCTTCCTCAACACTTTACCTTTAAGAATGCTTCTACTCAGGCAGGCCTTGATGGTGCATCTGCTGTAAAGGTAAGAAGCGCGACTTTAGAGTTCTCTCAAAACCTCATGTTCGAGGATAACTTAGGATCTACAAGTCCAAACGATATCTTGAATCAGTCATTTACTGTTAAGGGCAGTGTTACCCTCGTTCACAACGCAACAACCTTCTCCACTCTTCAGAATGCTGGTACCTATCAAGCGCTTCGTTTTGATCTTCTTCATACTGCAACGATTGGATCTAGCTCTAATCCAGAGTTAAAGATCGATCTTCACAGAGCAACAATTACTAACTATGCAAAGAGCTTGCCTCTTAATGAGTTGGTCACAGAGTATTTTGACTTTGAAGGTCACTACAGCTTAACAGATAGCAAAATGGTTACTGCAGTTCTTACTAACCTTATTACCGCCTACTAAGTATGAGCATTATCAAAAAAGTACTGCCAGTGAGTGGATATGAGATCGATGTCGAGTCTGAGCCTCTTTGGGGAGAATATGATGCCATTGAAACGTATGTTACTCGCCATACTGATGGTGCTGTAGAGGAAAACGAAAAAGGAAAATCAGAGTGGAAAGGAGTTATTCGAGGAGAGGTACTATCAAACTTACGACTATTCAAAGTAGAGGTCATGGTTAAGGCGATTCGTAATAAAGAAGGTAATCCTATTCCAGGAATGGTTCTCGATATTCTCAAAACACTCAATCCAAACGATGGAAATGTAGTTGTTAACTTCGTTGAGGAGACTCTTGAAGAATATAAAAAAAAATTGAGTACGACACAGCAGCAATAGATGATGTTGTTCGCTTTAAAGGAAGACATACAGAAGCAACTATTCCCTACCTCGTCCTTCAAACAGGCATTGCCCCAAGCGTCCTAAGACAACAAACATACAGAGATATCAGTGCTCTGCTGAGTTACATAAAGAGTGAGGGAGACAAGCCAAATGCACAACTAAAGTAAAATTATATGGCAGAGAACACTACCCTCACGATACAACTCACGGCCAAGGATGATGCCAGCAAAAAGATTCAGGATGCTGGAAAGAAAATCTCAGATGTTGCTAAAGGAATAGGAGATACAGTAAAGAAAATTGGAGCTATATCTGCAGCTGCATTGGTCGGCATATCTACATTTGCTGTAAAGTCAGTGAAGGATTTGGCAAGCGCGTCAGAGGAGCTAGATAATATGCATAAAAGTACTGGGCTGGCAGTTAGCTCACTGTCAGCTTTAAAGGTGGCAGCTGATCAGACAAGCGTCCCTCTTGAGACCATGACAATGGGAGTCAAGAAGCTACAACTATCACAGAATGATCTAAAAGGATTCAGGGATAACCTCAAAGACCTAGGACTTACTTCCAAAGAGATATTAAACCTTCCGATTGAGGAGCAATTCTTCAAAATTGGTAATGCAATAGCCAAGCTACCAGACGCTACAGACAGGACGATTGCTTCTATGCAGTTCTTTGGCAAAACAGGTACAGACTTGTTACCAATATTTGGTGATGGAGCGAATACGTTAGAGGATTGGACGAAGAAGGCTAAAAGTATGGGCCAACTGCTTGATGGAGAAACAATTGACGCTGCTCTTAAGGCAGACCAGGCTTTTGATGATTTTGACGGAACTATTAAGGGACTGGTTACCACAGCAGCGGTAGAGTTCTTGCCTATTGTGACTCAGATGATTTCAGCTATCACACCTGTTGTACAGCAAGTAGGAGACTGGATAAAGAAGAACCCTGAGCTTACCAAAACGATAGTTGAATGGGGGGGGGCATTACTAGTTGGAGGAGCTGCACTCGGAACGGTTGTGAAAAGCTTTGAACTTCTAAGCGTTGTAGTAAAAGGACTAGGAACAATGAGTGCTTTGACTAGCGCTCTTACGGGAATATCACTTCTGCAGTTTGGTGCTATAGCAGCTTTAATCGTGAGTCTGAAATGGATCTATGACAACTGGGAAACTGTTGCTAATGGAGCAAGAAAGATTGCTGATAACCTTGGACTGGTGAATTCCTCATCTGGATCAGCAGGGGCGATAAAGAATCTTCAGAAAGAGATGCAAAAGGTAGGACCCACTAAATTAGAAGCAGCTCCTTCATCAAGTACTGCGACTGGTTGGCAGACCTTTAAAGGAAACCTGGATCTATGGAATGCCGATTTAAGGCAAGGAGTAATTAATAGTATCTCAGATAGTATTAGCTACATCACTGGTCCTGGTTACGCTAAAGGAGGTCGTCCAGATGTTGGTATGCCATCTATTGTTGGTGAGAATGGTCCTGAATTATTCGTACCAGATAATGCGGGAACTGTAGTGCCTAATCATCGCTTAGGTGGAGATACTATTAACATCACAATTAGCGGAAATACTTTGCTAGACAACAATGTAGCAAAGAAATTATCTGACATGATCATGGGAGAATTAAGACTTCAGAAACGATTCTAATCTATGGCACTACAGATTTTCGTAAATGGTTCGGACAAAACAAGTCTCATAGATTGGACTGATGTTGAGCTACAGGAGAACCTTACCGATCAGGTAGATGTTCTTAGGTTCTCTTATGACAAGTTTGGAACAAGATCGTTCGTTCCTAGTGTATTAGATGAGGTAATTCTTTACCAAGATTCTGTAAAGATATTTGGAGGTAGTATCGTAGACATCCAAGAAAGTGCCATTGTAGACATGGTTAAATACCAAGTGGTAGTGAAAGACTACACACATATAATGGATAGGTTCTTAGTAGTTGAGAGTTATGTGAGTACGCCAGTAATAAACATTATTTGCGACATACTCAACACGTACATCAATAAGAATGATCGCATATCAATAGCAGCATTCGAGACTAATGAAGTTTGGAGCGCAGGAGCTGTAGATACAACAAACTTTATTGTGGGTAGCCAGGCAAGGCGTTTATCTAGTTCAGGTTCAACGACAACAGCCTACCGTGACGTATCACTTAACTTACAACCAACAGGATTCTCCACAAGCGACTATATCGACGTGGACGTATATGTAGATACTGCTGCCAACCTATCAAGTTGCGTAATGAAGATAGGAAACACAGCGATGACTGCTTATTATAGTAAGTCAATCACAGGTTTGGTTGCTGGATGGAACCATGTTCATCTTTTGAAATCTGGCTTCTCCACCACTGGTGCTCCATCCTGGTCTACTATAACTAGGGTGCAATTAGAAGTAACAGCAGTTGCCGCTACAACAGTCAATGTTACCTTTGATAACTGGCAAGAAGTTAAATCCACAGCATTCACTTGCAATAACTCCTATTCAGCAACACAAGTCATAAATTATATTGCGTTTAACTATTCACAGCCATCTACAGCCTTTCAGAAAATGGCTGAACTATTTCAGTGGCAATGGTATGTAGATCAGGACAAAGACATTCACTTTTTTGCAAAATTCACTGAATTGGCAGTATTCGATCTTACAGATACCAATGGTACTTATCTACCGCAGTCTTTGGTTATTAAACGCAATGCAGATCAGCTGAGGAACTCAATCTATGTGAGAGGTAGTGAATACCCAGCAAATCCTATTAACGATGACCTTACTCACCAAACGGACGGTACAAACAAGATCTTCAAGCTTGGTTATAAGTACTCAGATTACACACTGACTGTTGCTGGTTCTACTAAAGCAGTTGGTATTGAAAATATAAGCGCTTACACATCGAATGTGGGTGCTAAACAGACAAACTTTGGAACAGCCAACATTACTATCGGAGATGCAGCAGCAAGGACGAGACAAGCTCAACAGGTTATTACAACTGCACATGGAAAGCGTAATGGAGTTAAATTACGCGTAAGAAAGGTAGGTGCTCCAGTAGATAACCTTCAAGTCCAGTTCTTTAGCGACAGTGGAAGTAACACACCGAGTGGTTCCAGCACATCAACAACAGCTACAGTGGCAGGAGGTACGCTAACTACTTCATACGTTGAGACTACATTTACTGTAACTGGAGCGGTTCTCAACTCTGGTACTACTTACCATGTAGTGATTACAAGAAGCGGAGCTAATGATGCTGCTAACTATTACCAAATTGATGCTGGTACACAGGGAGATTATGACGGCGCAAGTAATACTTTTAATGCTTCATGGTCAGCTGGAACAAACAAACTTTATTTTATTGAGCTCTTAGACTTCGACGTTTTGTACAACTTCAATGAAAAGGTTATTAAGTTCAATGTTGCGCCGACTTTGGCTACGAGCATCGTGTGGAATGGTAAGCCTTATTTCCCAGTTATAGCGCAGTATAAAGATAACGCTTCAATAAGTGTTTATGGTGAAACGCAACATATCATCGAAGACAAAACGATAAAGACAATAGCTGGTGCACAGCAAAGAGCACAGCAGGAGATTCTTGAATGGTCTAATGAGGCTCTTGAGGCAACTTATGTAACCTATTCAGCAGGATTACATGCAGGTCAGACACAAAATATTTCTTCTGCTTTACGAGGACTAGATGAGAACTATTTAATTAAGAGCATAACAGCTAGAGCCAGAGACCCGAACAATTTTGAATACCATATCTCTTTAGTCACTACTAAGACGATGAGCCTTCTGTACTTCCTACAGTCTCTTATCACAAAGGACGAAAAAGACATTGTTATCAATGAGGACGAGGTTCTCAATAAAATCGAAGCTATCAATGAAACTGTGGACGTTCAGTCAAATTATACGACATTGTTATGTACAGAAAGGGATTGGTCAGATGACGCTTTAACAACACCGAATCCTTTGGTCTATGACGGTACATCTTGTGACCGATGGAATTAACTAAATAAAATGAAACACTTAGTAAACGAATCGATTGGAATTCAGGGTTTAATGAAGCTTGAGCTACGCGATGCCAAGACTGGAAATTTAAAAAGTAGCTACACAATTCATAACATTACGTGTGATAGGGGGAAGAACGTGCAGGCGCTTAGATATGGCAATAATCTAACCTACACAGGAGTTATTAACTACATGGCTGTTGGAACAGGCGCAGCTACGCCCGCATCAACAGATACTCAGCTAGTCACTGAACTAGCCAGAACTACAATTTCAAATGCAGTTGATCCAACCGGTAATGTTGCGACAATCGAGTATTTCTTCAACTCAGCATCAGCTAACGGTATACTTACAGAAGCAGGCGCTTTTATGGACGGTACAGCAAGTGCTAATAGTGGACGGATGTTTGATCACGTAACGCTTCCATCTATCGTTAAAACGACTGCCGACACTCTAACAATAACTTTAGTAGTGACTATTCCTTGATACTAATTGTACTGTACATGTACACTATGTGTGTACATAATCATGAGGCTTCATGTCCGTTATATCTAGTCCAGTAGTTGCTGGTAATCCAGCCCTAGCGAGCCAGTACAATGATCTCAGGAAAGATGCAACTGGCCTTACAAACATAGTTGTTTCTGCAACAGCTGTAGTTGCTGGAGATGTACTATTCAATGATTCAGCTGGTAGTGGATTTAGAAAGGCATACAATGAAATACCGCCGTTCTTTAAGGAGTTTAGAATTGCTGCATCGTCATCGGCTGGTAGTGGGGCATCTGGTACAGCATATAAGGCTGGTGCATACATCAGTGGAATTTTCTCAGGATTAACACCTGGAGCAGACTACTATTGTAATGCTGGGGTTCTAAGTACAACGCCAGATATTTTACGTATAAGGCTTGGTACTGCTGAATCAGCTACAGTCTTTCATTTTAATCCCCACTATGAGGACATAACCACAATTCAGGTGACTTCGGTTGGTTCTATCAATACAAAGATTTTTGTATTCCCCAGAACATCAGATGGTAAATGGAACTACTATACAACTGCAAACTTTGGTACATCTATACCAAGAATAGTCGGAATTGCTGCAAGTAGTTTAGCTGCAACTGGTCAGTTTACTGTTCTAATGCCTGGCCAAATAGTAGGAGGATTCTCTGGTTTAACTAAAGGTGCTCATTACTACCTCGAAACCTATAGTAGTACTTCTGGACTGACAACTACAAGAAATCCCAATTCTCTTTACGTAGGACAAGCTGAATCTACAACAGAACTAAATTTCCAAAGAGGATCAGATCCAAGGTTGTCTGATGAACCAGGAGTTGCAACTGGTACAGCAGGAGCAAACTGGACAGGAGGAAACTTTCTCTACCTGGCTTCAGATGGAATGATCTACCCAGCAATCTCTACAGGTACAGCAGAGCAGGGATTAGCAGAATTCCCACTCATAGGAGTAGCAACTCACACAGGCGGCTCGGGATCTGCTCAGCCTGTATACCTACCTGGGACAGTACTGAATCTTTTCTCCGGTATGACAGCTGGAAACAGGTTCTATACAGGTACAGTGTCAGGTTCTTCAACTGCCGTTGCGCCTGCATCACTTGATGGTTTCTATAGAGTATACGCTAGAGCGATGACTACTGGTCAGCTCATATTCACACCAGGCAATATTGAGTTCTTGCCTACAGGTATACAAGAGAAGGGTTACTGCGCAGGTGGAGGATTTGGTTCAGGAGGAGCAGCTGGTGGTGACTCTTTAACCCCAGTTAACTTCAAAAGAGTAATGTCTACCGCACCATCATCTATTACATTCACAGCCGTAAATACTGTAGGAGCACTTGGTACTGGTCCTGTATCGAATGCAGCACCTACTAGATTTGGCTTTGCACTCTATTTAAGAAAGAGCGCAGTGTCGGCCCTATATGGTTGGGAAGGATATTATAAAACGGTTGGTAACTAGAACTCTATGAGAATTATCATCAACGAAAAAGAAAAAAACTTTGTATTCGAAATGGATGGCTACGAACAAGTAGTTACATTCAAAGAAATAACTGACTCATTAGATTGGAAAGAGAAAGGAATTATTAATATAAAGCATTCGGAGAAGAACGTATACGGTTTTTTCAACAATACGTGTCTCACTAGAGGTCAGTTCCTAGAAATGATGAAGAATGGGCGAGAGCATTACTACAGAAGTAAGGGAGTGTGGGACTATAACACTGGGGTCCACAAACTTTATGCAATACTAGATGGCAAGAGTTTAGCTGAGGCAGAAGCAGAGATTGAAAACCTTTCCAAGCAGCATGAAGCTATTTGGAGAGCAACACTTGAGTGGAATAATGAAAGAGTTAAACGATACTACCAGGAGGAATGTAATCTAGAGGCTTTAAAATGCATTGCTTATCCTGGCAAGGATGTTATGGATAAAATGAAGATACAGAAAAGAAAAATGAAACAGATTGATAACGAGCAACCTCCATTTGAGCTGCCAAAGGAAATGCAGAGGCTCTACGATGCTGCTCTTGATGAATCCCTGCCTCATATAAAGCTCTCAAATGTTAGTCCCGATTTAGTGAAGCAAGAGTACGGTGAAGACTTTAAAGTATTGTAGATGAAAGCCAAGATACCTAAGGACCAGTATGGCGAGGTACAATGGAACTTTGGAACGCTCTTTACAATGGTTCAGAACATTGAAACGAATGTAACTAGCTTAGTAAATAACCACAGTACTTACGTCGCTTCGGTTGCTAGGGATTATGCTACTAAGCAAGAGCTACTAGCAGTGCAGACAATTGCAACAACAACTCGCGCGTTGATACAAGATGAGCTTGGACCAATAAAAACTCACGTCGAAAGGTCTAATAAGATTCTGGGTAACGGCACTAAGCTGGGAAAGTTTGTATCTAGAACTCTACAAACTGCCCTTACCTCTTTTGTAACTCTAGTTGTTGCTTATTACTTTAGTCACTATTTTTCCTGAACATTCTTTCGTCAGTGACTATACTTGTATACAATATGTACAGTACAGAAACTATTCAAAATGAAGAACATTCGTCTGTTCAGCACCCAGTTAGATTTAAGCGCAGGACCGGTTACCATACCGCAGAATAGCAATGGCGATGAACAGATAGTTATTAGTTCTTTCGAGTTTAATGTACTTAGTACTATCAATATCGATGTACAGTACTCTATTGATGGTGTTAACTTCACAAACCTATATACGGGTATTTCTAACACAGAGAAGAGAAAGGGTGGTGTACTTTGGCGTAAGGTAAAGTTTACTAAGAATAGTGGTTCAACTAGTACAGTAGATATCAACTATGCCCAAGGTATCAGCGCTAATGCTAACACCCCTGACGCAAGTTCTACTGGTGATGGAGAATCCAATCCATCAACTACTAGAACAGGTGCACTAGGATATTCTTACAATGGATCAACATGGGATCGGAATAGGTCAGGAATCGTAACTGCTACTTCTACATTTACTGGTATTCAGAATATGTTTGGCATGGGCAGATACAACGCATCTGCGCCCACTCTAACTGATGGACAAGTAATCGTGTGGCAGGTTGATGTTAACGGTAACATTAAGAATGTAGAGCAGAGACAAAGCACCGCTGAGGATAATCCGAGATCTCTAATAGCTACAGTAGATCGCCCTTTAAGTGACGGCAGTTATACCCTACTACCATTTGTGAATCTTGGGGCAAACCTTGCATTAGCGATAAAAGCTTCTCCTGGACACCTGTATAGTGTTTATGCAGAAACAACTAATGCATCGAAGCGCTACCTACAGATATTTAATTCGACCACTCCTCCCACTGCGGGAAATGTTCCAGTGCTGTCATTTTTAATACCTGCTGGTGCTTCGTGTGATTACGGTACATCTCACTTTGGCCCCAATGGTCAATCGTTTACTGTTGGTATGTCATATGGAGTTTCATCAACACCACTAACTTATACTGCTGCTTCTTCTGCAAGTGAGCAGGTAGTTAAAGCTAAGTACTACTAATTTAAACCTATGAATGAAATCGGCTATTCAAAAAAGTTGATTGGCAGAACAATTGTTAAGGATGCAGAGGATAATGATGTCGAAGGGACACTTTATCTAGTCGACTTTCATCTACCCGGAGACAATAAAGATCCTGAACAAAAGTACTTCATTGCTGATGGCGAAGATGTTGATACGGTTCTTTCAAATGCATTCTATGAAAAGCACCTCTCAATAATTCAGAGACCTGTATCTCTTGAAGAAGATCCTATCGTTATTCAGAAGCCAAAAACATTTAGTACTCTCAGTAAAAGCGAAAACTTGAGCAGTCTCAGTAAAGAAGATGCAGACTTCCTAAAGAAAGGAACTCTTCCCGACCTTCAACCTCTTGATGGTGGCTTAGTTAACTAATTCAAATGCCTAGAACAGCAGCATCTGGAAGATTCGACATCATGCCTGCACAGGTTACTCTGAACTTTGATGGAGTAAATGGACAGGTAGCGCTCGGATCATCTGGTCCCATTGCAGCTGCTACGAACGCATTTACTGCTGCATGTAGATTTAGACGAGAGAAGATTGCTGGAATAACGGCAATGATCGGTGATGGTACTAATACAGCACAAAACCATTGGAACTTTCAAATCCAGGCAGCAAACAGAAAGCTGCTCACTACAATTATCACAACTAGTGGCGCAAAGGCTTTAGTTGGAGCAAACAATATCCCATATAATACCTGGTGCCATGCTACCCTAGTGTATGACGGGGCAAACATTACCTGGTATTACAATGGTGACTTTGACAGTACAACTACACACACGGGCACAGTGCTTGCATCAACGGATGGAGTATTCATCGGCACGGGTTCTTCTCCTATCGGTGGTGCTTTTAGATACTTCGGAGGAGCAATCTGTGACGTTAAGTACTGGACTAGAGCTCTTTCAGCGAGTGAGATCAGCGACCTTGCTAAAACTCGAAGAAATGATGCAAGCATAAGATCAGGATTGGCAGGAGAATGGCTACTCAATGATAGATCTGGCACTACCGCTTTGGATTCTGCAGGAACAAACCACGGAACTATAAGTGGTGGGGCTGCATTCACTACGACGCAGTTTCCGTTTATGCCAAGAATAAAGGAGTCTTCTAATCCTGGAGAAATTTCTGGATGTATAGGCTATTGGGAAGCAGATCAAGGGATCACTTTAGATGGATCAAATAAAGTATCTCAGTGGGATGATCTATCAGGATTTGGCGCACATATGACACAATCTGACCCGACAGTTAGGTTTGGCTATACCGCTTCAAGTATTAATGGCAGGCCAACGGTAGATATGGTTAGTGGCATTCTCAATAAGATGACTGCTACTATCAATTTTCCAGCAACAGCTCCTCACACTTTGATTGTGCTTGCAAAAGCATCAACAACCCAGCCAGCAACATTCTCTGGAATTGTTTGTATTGGCTCAGGCGGAGCAGGCGGTAATACCTCATCAATTGGTACTGATAACACTCGCAAGCTTTGGACAGGTGGTGCTGGAGATGGAACACCGACATTTTTTGTACCTGTTACAGGTACAACATATTTCCTGGCGAAGACATCTGACACCTCACATGTTGCCACATACATAGACAATGTTTTTATGGGTGTTGCAAAGCAGCTAGCAAAGTACAGCATTACTCCATTAAATCTTGCTGTTCTTGGGCAATACTCACTTGGAAGTACGTCTTCGAATATGAACGTTGCTTTTGCTGCCGTGTTTAACAGGCAGCTTTCGAATACAGAAATTAACTCTATCGCTAACTACGCAAAGGCAAAATACGGACTATCTATGACTACGGGTCAAAGGACAGCTGTGAGCGGACGTGTAGCTATTACTTAAAAACTATGAAAAGAAAATTACTTATTGATACTGGTCATTCAGAAGCATTTCAAGGAGCAAGTAAATACAAGCGAGAGGTAGATTGGGTAAGAGAAATAGCGGAAAAACTTTACCCCCTGCTGGACACGAATTTCTGGGATGTTATCAAAGTTCCTGATTCTTATCCTGGTGAATCCAGTGCAAACGACTCTTTGGTGAAACGTATCAAGTGGATTAACGACAATAGTGACTCAACAGACATGCTTGTTTCAATCCACGCGAACTCTGCAGCTGAACCAAAGCCTGGTAAGCCAGAACCTAGAGGAGTACTAACTTGTTATTACTCAGGCTCAGAATCATCAAAGGCCGAGGCTCTCAGGCTGTCTAATGCTTATAGCACAGCAACAGGTGTACCACTATTCAATGGTGGCCTAATGGGTGACCTTGAATCTCGCTTCAAGCTTCCGAACGGTAAGCCTGCTGGTCTGGGAATGATTCGACAGACTCAACCAGTATCACTCCTGATTGAGTGTGGTTTCGTAAGCAGCAAAGAAGACATGGCCATAGACCCGACTTTAGCTGCTAGAGGAATAGCAAATTACTTAAACTCATTTAACCATATGCCAGAACAAACTCCCGTTCCTGATGAATTAACTAAGGTGCTTCAAGAACTTAACAAGAGGCAGGTAATTAAAGATATTTCAAATCCACACAGACCTGTCACCTTAGCTGAAGTTGCTTTGATTGTTTACCGCAATGAACATTTACCTAAACTTTCTTAATCTATGTCTTACGCAGAAGTTCTCCCTCCCCGAAGTGAGTCTTACCGACTGGGCCCAGTTGATGAATATGGCGATGCAATTCTTGAAGTAAGAGGCATGATTACCGTAGCGATAGGTGTTTTAAAAGAGCTTAGCGCGCAAGCTGTAGCCAAATACAATGCGCCTGGAATGCGTTTTCTCATCGGAGAAATACTCTCTTGTCTTGGGAGCGCAAAGAAAGCAACACTAGTAAACTACAGGGATTTAACCACTAAACGCGTATAATCACTTATGAGCGATTTTATTTCACAACTTGACCCAACATTCACCCTCTACTTCTGTTCTATAGCAATAAATGTGCTAACTCAGATAGGGAAACCCCTTCACCGTAGCCCTTTGCAGGTTTTTACTTTTATATGCTTCATGGTCTGTATGGCATACGGCGTGATACTTCTTTTCGTAAGTCATGAGGTAATTTTGCTCGTTCTAGCGAAGGCATGGCAGATTATTTTGATGGCGTCAGGTGCATGGCATCTAGTCATGCGACCTGAGAGTGCTGTACGCAAGTTCTTTGCGAAGCTATTTGAATCTGACCAAACAACTACTGTCCTGTAACTGTACAGTTTGTAGACATAGTGTCTAGTTGTTGTACACTTGTAATGTTGGTGAGTGACATGTATCTTTGTCCACTGAGACATCACAAGATCACATGTCCAAATCAACTAGGTGTGTAGGTTACTGTAGAGTAAGTACTCAAAACCAGAAAGAAGAAGGAACAATAGAAATTCAGCATATAGCTATCAATAAGTACGCCGAAAGACGTGGCTTCGAACTAGTGAACATATTTGACGACAATGGAGTTAGTGGTACATTACATGATAGGCCAGGACTCAATACCCTCCTAGACGCAATAGAACTTGACAGCAGCATCACCCATGTACTCATATATAAACTTGATAGACTCGCGCGTGACCTGTACTTACAGGAGCATCTTATTCGTCAGTTCGAGTCGTTTGATGTAAAGCTGCTGAGTACACAAGAAGAGAACTTGGATAGTGACGACCCGATGAGGAAGGCGTTCCGACAATTCTCAGGAATTGTTGCAGAACTTGAGAAGGGCTTCATCCTTATGCGTCTTAGTGGTGGTAGAGACAAGAAGGCTAGTGCTGGTGGATGGGCTGGTGGAAGAAGACCCTATGGTTACCTGGCTAAAGATAAGGAGCTAGCTGTTGATAAGAAATCGGCTAAAGTAGTCTCGTCTATATTAAGCATGCGGAAGAACGGACACATGACACTAAGAGAAATAGCTGAACAGCTCAACATAAATAGTGTTCCCACTGCTACAGGAAAGCGGTGGTATGCTAGCACAGTTCAGTACATGCTCAAGAATAAAACGTATAAAGGGGTATTAAAATTCAAAGAACATATACACGATCGTAAAGACTTAAGGCTACCAAGAGACCGTATCAACCTCTCTTTGTACAAAAAAGAGGCGCAATTTGTACAGACATTTCCCTAGCCTGTACAAACTTTTACTAGCTAATTAATTCTTTTCTAACCTTTTCCCATGCCAGATCCAAATCGCAATTACATAGATGCCAACTCAGCAGCCGAGCTCGCTGACGTAAACATCGCAACCATCCGTAGACTTTGTAAGAAGCTGCTTAAAAGCACTGCTCCTGAAGTTAAGGATGTAGCTTTCAAGAAGTATGAGCTCGATAGCCCTCGTTTCGTTTACATGATTGATAAGGACTACGTCATTAGCCACTGGAACCTCAATGGTGTTTCTGAGGCTCCAAAGTCTGAATCTTCTTCTCAACAGTCGCCTTCTTCTGAAGGAGGAAATCAGTACATGGACCGTGTTCTCAAAATTATGGAATCTACAGTTAAGACCCTTGAGCAACAGAACAAGCAACTCATTGATCAGAACAGTGAGTTAAAAGAACAGAATAAACAGTTCTATGCTTTACTTAGTGAAATGAACAAAAGAGGTTTTTTTCTCGACGCGCCAAAGCCAGCCGGCGCAGACATAAGTGGGCAGGCAACATCCACAACAGACAATCCCTTAGCCAAGGAAGAGCCAGTGAGCCAGCCGAAGAGGGGATTCTTTAGTCGACTCTGGGGGAAGTAATCCTCTAATAACTTTAATGCCTACATTCGGCATAGTTATAAAGCTAGAGCAGGTAGTCTGTGAAAGGTGCTTACACCACTCGATAGGAAATAGAGTTTGGTCCATAAAGAGGAGTTAAGGATTAGAGATCCTACTCCTCTACTTTGGTGAGGTGTCAATTTACATATAATACTTACAGTACCCCTCACGCTTATTAACGATAGCCTGCATAAGATCTGCAAAGGCCCTGAACGTAAAAGCTAGTGAAACTCCATCTGAAAAAAGAAAGTACATGTCTCTCTGCATTTCACCTGTCATACCTAGCAGGTTCTTCTTGAGAATGTATTGCTTTAGTATTTCTACGTACTCTTTCCATTCAGGTACTATTTCTTCTACATACTCTTCCCAATCCGGAGCAGGATCATACCCGCCTCTTATTATGTTACAATCCTCTGGTGTTTCTCCTTCTATCATCCTTACCGTTAGCTTCTTCTCATTCATTTGGTAAGTGGTTACATTTCTCACAGCCTAACAGTTCATAACAAGCATCAGCTGCTTTAGTAGCCACCTTCTCTGACTCTAGCTTTGTATCCGTACTACTATCGTACATAGCTTTATGAGTTAGCTTCAACGTATCAGCTATAACGCTGAGCATAAGTACTTTGAGTTTTTCTATTTTAAAATATTTATTTTCATTCATCTGATTTGGGGGTAATTGTCTTCCGGCCTGGATAGCTTCCTTGTTTAAGCTGCTCGATTCTGTTCTTAGTGACTACCTTCGCGAATCCAATATCGAGCTTTTCTAAGTTCTCTAGTATCAGCTCAAGGTCTGATATCATTACCTCTTCTATTGTCCAATCATTCTGCATAGGGTGTAGTGGTTTAGATTGATACTAGTTGCATCTTTGTCACCTGTAGATGGTCAGGAGGTGCTTCGTGGTAGTTAGTAGAAGCATAAAGCTTAAGCCAGTCTTCATTACTAAACCTAATATCTTTAGTAACCGGCACAACCAACGCCATGTCTAGTGAGAATTCTACTGTGCTATTCATACGATACATTAGTGGTTAGGTTTTTGAGGATGTCATTTTCAAAGAACATTACTTCTGTAACTTCGTGTTCTGTCCTTCTAAAGTAATATCTCCATTGGCTGTACGTGCCATCACCCCATCTTGCGTTAACAACCTTAACTTGAATGGCATCTCCTCCATTCTTGATAATCACAACATCACCGATCTTTGCCCTTGGAGATAAATTATTTTGTCGACTGTTTACTGGTTCTAGGTTATTCATATTGGTTAATTAGTTCTTGGAATACAAACGTCTGGATAGGGTTTTTCTAGTGGGCATGTCTCAGGCTTTTTGACTAGTGCTTCATAATACATTCTCTCTAGCCAATTACCTTGCATCTCGGTAGTTCTGATCCTTTCATTGAACTGATAGATGATAAATGATTGAGCTAATATTATTAATGTAAGTCCTACTGTTACAGCAATATCTCTTTTAAACTCCCTCCACTCTATCAATTCATCTTTAGTCATTTTTCATTTTTAGTAGAAATTTAAAGTTCGCATCGTAACAATCTAGACAGACATGTTTGTAAGCATTCGGACCTCTCGTTCTGAAAGTCCCTGGTGCTTGAATGACTGCAAGCTTATTTTCGACATCAAGGTCATCCATGCCAATCACCATACCTTTTGGCTTCATGCCTATTTTGTTTTCACAGATATCGCAGTAGTATACCTCTTCTTCGTGGTTGATAGTTACCGGGAACAGCTCCTTTTTTAGCATAGCGATTTAGTTATGTGGTTTGATTCCTTTCCATTGTGGTGGAATAGAGTTAGTTTTCGGCATAGGTTTTGAGAAAATCAGCCTTTCTTCTTCCTTTAGATGGTCGAATGACTTTGGTAATAGGTCGTACATTCTCTTTGAAACAACTAAAGGTCTTTCTTTGGTGAACCGTGATGCTGAAGCTAATGCTAATTCCTCGTCAGTCATAGAAGTAAATTAGAGGTTAATAATGTTACCGTCTTTGATGATTCTGGCTTTCTTTAGTAACTCAACCACCTTGTTAACTTCTTTATCGCATGAGTAGCAACAGAAGTAGTCTGAGCCTGTTCTTATAACTCCAATATCGTTCTTTGAAACGTGGACTCCACACTTCATACATAAGTTCTTCTCCTCAACAGGTAGTACTGGCTTAAGGTGGTTGTAGTCTGTAGTAATGTCTCTTACCGATGTGTTATTTCTTATCACTACTGTAGGACCATTGATCTCAACCAGATTGTAGATACCACCTGCTACTTCAACCTTATCGCCAACTTGGAAACCTTTCCCCATAAGTTCTGATGGATGGATTGTGTCTACTATTTTCCAGCCGCTCAAGTTAACGTCTGCAGTAGCGAATGCGACTGAGCCTTCAATACCAATAGTATTGATAGCCCCCTCTTTCGTTTGTGACACAAGAGAACATCTTAACTCTCCTTCATGGTTCTTAGTCGAGAAAATCACATAATTACCCTTTTCAGTTTTCACTACCGAATAGAAACCTCTCTCCCAGTTGTATTCAAGCTGTTGTTGTAGTGTCATATACTATTTATTAAGTTCTCCAGCAGCATAGCGCCTACGCAATTCACCGAGTGTCATCATCTCGCCAGCATAGAATAGTATGTCTGAATCCTTCAGTCTCTTTACATCTTGCAGGAGTAAATCACGCATAGCATCTATATCAGCCTTAGTAATACCATCAGGTAATTCACCGTTAGATGGCTCATTTACTACGTTTATAATACCTGGGAATGGTTTTTCAGACATACAATTTATTTAGATTCCTTACTAATCTTCTCACCGCATTCATGGCAGTGCTTATGCCAAACAAATGTATTTTCTCTCTTACGGTTTATCTCTTTCTTCCACTTCACCTTAGACAGTTCGCTAACGTGGCATTCTAGTGTCTCGTACTCACCTATGTTGTAGTAGAATACTGCCTTACCAACAATATGATCACACGCTGGCTTTGGTTCTTCTTTTGTTAGTTGAACATAAGTACCGAATACCTTTCCAAACAACTTACAGAAACTTCTATGTGAACTTCCAGTAGATCCATGGTAATCACAAGTACATTTATCCATAAATGTTATTCGTTAGTTTCTTCACAGCTGTATGCCTTATCAAGCTGGTCATACACCTTATCTAGGATTTTAGCTGTCTTGTTAGTGCTCAGTACTTCACAACCACCAATTGCCTTACTAAGGAGGATATCTGCGTTGATCAGATAGTGAAGCATCTTTTCCCTTCCTTTATTCATACAGTAGGTTTAATGTTCTTCTTTTGTGATTCTAGGAAAGGTATCAGCTTTTGTATAAAACACTTTGGGCATATGTGACACTCATATTCATAGTTGTATTCGATTTCCACATCGAGATCTACATAGTCCGCCCCTCCATAATTCTTTAGAATACACTTTGTCTCAGTACTGTATGTTTCCTCATAGTGGTCCTTATCCCATATGACATTCTGGTGACGTGGAAAGTCGCTAGTAGCTTCAACAGCTTTCCGACCGCAGAGATCGCACGTAATATCAAAGTATTCTATGTTTTGTGTATAGCTAAGGTCTTTCATAAATAGTTACTTGGTTAGTTTCTTCATTTGTAGGAGTATTTTACTCACGAATTTTGTCTGTTGAGTGCAGGGATCTACATAAACAAAATAGTTTCCTTGGATACTAAGAGGACAATAACCTTGATGAACCTCTATTGTTGTATAGAACCAGCTACATGTACACGTTTTACCCATACTTATTTATCGTTAGGATCAAGACACGTAACTAGTCCACATTTCTCGTTAGCACAAACCCATACTTCTGGTACTAATGGATGACCGTCTGCAGTTTCTACACTGCCCCACTCTTTATGCTGACAAGGAGACTGGTTTTGCTTTTGTACAAAGCACTTACAGTTTCTTGAGACTACACACCCACACTCTTTAACCGCCCCTTTCTTCTCACTAGACTGGCTTTTCTCTTGTTCGGCTAAGTATTTAGACCACTCCGGATGGTGTACAGGACACTTAAGGGTACGGTGATACTGTGTACATAAACATTTTTCTTCCTCTTTCTTCTCTCTAGACTGGCTTTTCACTAGATTGTTTATGAGTTCTTTATAATGGGCCTTGTCTTCTCTAGGTATTACAATACCATGACCAATCTTCTCGTCTTTCTTCTCACACACACAGTCTGATTCTAGGATCTTTTCTATATCTTCTAACTGTCGTTCTACCAAATCCTCATATGGGTCTGGTATATCCCAAAGCTTATCTAACAGTTTCTTACGACGACACTGACAAAGTTTAGGCATAGTTAGTTCTTAAGTTCTCTGTTGAAACCGACTAAAACAGTGAATGCGAATATCAGAAAGAATAAGGTAACGATGAGAAACGTCGCGAAAATATTCCAACTATATTGAGGTAGTGCCCACATTAAAACCATTGGCGATACAACAAGGCTAGCCAAGGAGAGACCAGTTAAAATAGTTCTCCTGCCAATCTTCTCGTTAATCTCTTCCTTGCGCTTCGCTCGATAGATCTTTTGCTTTGCCTTAATTACGTCTATGTTTCTTTGGTAGTAAAGCTTTTGGTAGGGGTATCTTACGTTTTTCATATAATTATTGATTTGGGTTACATTTCTTGATAAAAGTAGCTGCCTCGTCTTGAGTTAAATCACTCAATTTCTCCTTACCGAAGTGGGTATTGAGCGCAATTCTAAGGAAGTTTAATGAGTCCGTATCATTCAAGGTTGCACCATAGCGATTCTTAGCAAACTTATCCCAAGCACTCATTAGCTCTTTTTGTGAAATTGCTGGCTTCTCAATGTAATCAACAATCTCACCAGTGTTTGGTTCAACTGTGATGCTTTTCTCTTTCCAGTTCTCACTCTCATCGTAAGTTCCAGCAAAGAGTGATTGGAATGCCATTCGAAGACCTTGTGCCTCTGCTACCTTCTTAATCATGGTCTCTGGCTTCTGGCCCCATACGGACTTGCCTGTGTTGTACTCTTGTAGCTTTACAAATACGAAGCATGGCTTACTTGAATTCTTTCTCTTAACTGAACAATAGGCTCCTACTAGTGCCCCCCTATTTGTAAGTGAATAGCTATGCTTTACCTCATCATTCTCTCTAGAGAACTGATCGTTTTCGTAGACTGATTCAACGACATGGTAGTCATACTCTGGGTTGGCCTGAGCAACTTTACGGTAACCGTCACGACCAATGAAGATTGAAGCAGCTGATTTTGAATCGTACTTAACCGCCCATATTTCTCTTAGGAAAGGGTTGAGGTTTGTTGCCTTTCCGATATTCATGAAGATAGAAAACTCTTGGTCAGTCAGGGTTGGTCCATAGATCTTTTTGATCTCTACCACACTCTCTTGGCTCCCCCAAACTGTCAGACCATCTTGTACTGTTGTTGTAATAGATTGCATATGTATTTGATTAGTAAATTGTTGCTCTCCTTGATATGTTTACTGTATTGATATTATCATAACGTTGATAGTATTGCAAATGTCTTCAGTAAATCACTTCTTTGAATATTACTCCCATATTTCTGAATAGCATTAGTTTCTTTTTTAACCTGTACAGTTCATCTGTTGCCGTGTGCTTAGACTTCACATCTTCTACTATCACCTCTCCCTTTTTATTGTTGTACATGAAGTCTGCTACATACTCTGCCTTTCTTACCTTGGCGCCCCTATACACATACGGCTCTTGAATGAGAAACCTTGGCTGCAATATAAGGTTTTGTATCACTTCGCCCTTTTCTTGGATAATTAGTTCTTTATACCTACGGGCCTCATCCTGGCTATGAAACTTGATACCATCTACAAATGTTATTTTGTGAGGATATCGCTGTCTTTTCTTTTTAAGTTTAAATTGTGTCATTTCTTTTCTTTAATCTTGGGTCTCCGAATGAGTGGAGGAAAATCTGCTTAATTTTGAACTCCGTTCTTGGCATTCCAGTTAAAGAAGTTTCCTTTTCGTGAATTCTACTTATCCACTTCGATGCGTGTAATCTTGTATAGAAAGCGCACTTTACCCACTTCGTTTTATTGTCGCTCGCCTTTCCCTTAACTAGTACTACATATACATACCTAGAGCTTTTCATTGGCATTATTTGTTATGAATACAATTTGAAACTTAACCACCCGGCTATCCTCTACCCTATCTAACGATACTGACTCGAGCGGTTGATATACTTTATCAACAATTTTATGAACTACTTCCGCATTTGGTGGTAAGGTCGATAAGTAGTTAATGAGGTCACAGTTTTTCATGGGGGGCTTAAGTTATTAATTTAAAGGGATAATGCTGTCTGTTGGCACAAGTCTCGCGTAGTCTTCACATCCCTTGCCCTCATAGTGAACAAGGTTCATATCCCCTCTCTGACCTACTAGAACTCCGCTCTTAGTTGACCAACCCTGATTCACATAAGCACGCTGTCCGTAGTAGAAAGGAAAAAGATCATTTAAGTCACTGAGGGATACAGTCTCTTTTGAGCAGACTCCTCCTTTATGGTCAGTAAGTGCCCGTAATTCGTATTGGTCCTGCTGGAGCTTTAAAACAGACACAAGTTTATAAGTAGGTGGCGTAGTATGGTTTTGATAGAGGTACAGATCGTTGAATGTGTTATAGGGCGATAAAGCTGCAAATAACATGAGTGAAGTAATCATAGGGTTAGGATCGGTTAGAGTTAATTAGAAATAAAATCAAAATCATTAGTAGTAGGTAGCTAGTCTTCATTCGATTTAATGTTAATATCAAGGCCTCTTTTAGATGCCAATTCCTGGAATGCTCTAACAATGGGCATATTCCAGCACATTTGGCAGGCGTGAATATTTTCTTCTTTGAAAGGACTACTTATTTGGAACACATCTCTGTTCCTCTCGATGCACTTGCCACAACCTGCACACTCCACAGTTTCTTTGAAGGATTTTCTCATATATTTAAATTCGTTTAATAAAAGACTCTACGCGGTTTACCCAAGCAGGTTTAATGCTGCCGTTTTTACCTACGTAGGACCTACTAATTGAAGCAGGACTATCAGCTCCCCTATCGAAGTAACGATCCTTCATCTGATAAGTGAAGGTAATCCAGAATTGATCCCAACTATCATACTTCTGTATCCACATACCGTTCTCATCTGGAATTTTTGTTTGCTCAGGGCATTCTGTAGAATTTGGTACTCTATCACCTGTAAAGGGGCTAACCTGCGTACCTTCCACTTCGATACAACGCTTTATTCCGACAGGGTTATGGTAAACCTCTTTCCCTAGTCGAATTGCCTCTTCCCTTCCTAACTTGGTTGATGCAAAGTTAGTACCGCTCGCTGACTCGCTTTGAGCAATGCCAACTAAGATATCGCATTGATACTGTGTGAGTTCTGCTTGTTTGCAGTATGATTCAATATCTACATCTGCATATGGACTTCCTACTGATGTGAGTAGGGCTTGATACCGTAAAGTCTTTTCATTACCTTGCGCTGTGGAGATGGGTTCCTGGTCTTTGATTTC